TCATCTTGTGAAATAGATGTCGTGTCCTCAATAACATCCTCGAGAATGTAAGAATCACCCTTTGGAGTAGATTCGTCATTCTCTGTGCCATCGAACAATGTGGCAACAATATAATCTGGCTTGATGAACTTGACAGCTCCCATACCAGTATTTATAACCTTTTTCGCCATAATATAATGAGTTTTAAATGTTACATTTAATAGATTTTATATATTTATCTTGCGATAACTGAAACAGAAATCATCTGAAAATGGAACTGGCGGTTTGAATCATATCCGCTATCACGGTAAAGAACTTGAATTGTATAGTCCTTATTATTAGAGTGTTTAATCACATCGTCAAGGATTCCTTCCATCTTATCCAGTAACTCTACATTCTTTCTAAGTGGAGTTCCCTTTGGTCTTGCATAGAGATAAATGTTAGCATAGCCAGAGGAATAACCGCCATAATCTCTTTGCTGACCAACGTCCACATTGACAAAATCATCCCAGTTCTTACTAGTTGTAGGTGGTAATTCCCCGACAAATATGTTGTCTGAGATTTTTCCCTTAGTAAGAAGCATCGAAAAGAAATTCTCAATTCGAGACAATCTGCGATTAATCCTCTGTGCCATACCTTGTTATCCTAAATACATTTTACCTTATGATGAAAAAACTAAATATCAGTACCCTTGATGTAAGCTACACATCCGTGCATCTGTGTCGGATAAACGCCAATAACCATTCCGTCAACGTCCATTCCGTACATTTTTCCACGGAAACGAATGCCAGCATTTAAACATTCTGGAATATATTCTTCATCTTTTCCGTCTTCTCCTTCTTTCGTTGGCATCGGAAAATAGATTGTATATCCTAGCGTAACAACACCCGAATTAAAGAGTTTGTTGGTTTCCTGAATATCGCAATCAGTTTCAAAAATGATAGTTTCTACATTTTTTGTTTCTGACTCACCTGCACTAGTATCAGTATCACCTAACATATCCCCATCGCTTCCGATAAGGTCTCCATCTTCTTTCGGTTTTTGTTCAGAGCGGTAGAACACGCCATGATAGGCATATTCATCCAAAGCATTTCTGTCAGTGTACATAGCTTACCAATCTGTTTCTTTAATCCATTTAACCTCTCCATCGGTTTCATTGAGAGCTTCAAGTTTTTCATCCTCTCCATACTTCTCGTAAAGTCTTTTGAGTTCTGATTTGATACTCAGCAATGCAGCCGATGTAATGGTCTGAGCACCTACTGTAAGAGTATATGCGCCATGTTGGTTTGTGGTTGATGCTGTCTGATAGACACCGAATACAATCTTTTCCAAGAGTGCAATCTTACATCTGTCTTTCTGTTCTTCTGTCAAGTCCAAATAAGACTCAACATCAGAAACGCCGCAATCCAAAGCGACATTGTTTAGTGCCGACTTGTCAAAGACAAAGTTAGTCATGCCGCTCAAATAGTCCAATATATCAAACTTCGATGCTGCCATTGAGAGATAAATGAATTAAATGTTATCGTATATTGTGAGTGAACCACCATTAACTATCTGCTATTAAGGTATCAATGATTACGTGGTTCATAAAGTCGAGAAGTGCAGGGCAAGCCGACATCATGACCTTAGTCTGCCATTCGCGGAACTGACCGTTATCCATTGCGTAGTTTCCTACGGTAACGAGTCCGTCAGCGATTGAAGCCCAAGAAACATCAATGTTCTTTGCGCCATACTTCTGTTGAAGTGTCTGGTCGTAGATAGGAGTCCACTTGAACTCAACGCTATCACCGGTAGGGCAAAGTACAACAATCTTATCATTCCAACCTTGCACGAATGTGTCAGTTGTAACAGTCTTGTTGCGCTCCTTCTCAACTACAATCTCGATAGGTGAAAGACCTGTCATGTCTGAAAGTGATTTCCTGAAGTCTTCGTCCAAAATCTGCATGTTAGCAGTATATGCGCGGTCGTGAGCCTTGCACCAGTTGATGTACCACTCCTTAACTTCCTTGTTCTGCAAGAATACATCGCGGTACAGATTGCGAGTCATCTTCCATACGAGAGAAATCTCAGTACCGCCACGCTCATCGCGATAATCGTCTTCAATCTTTCTCATCTGTGAGATAATGTTGCAGCCTGGGTCAGTCCAAGCTTTCGCACCAGCTTTCTTGCGGTTCTCTGTTGGGAATGGCTCAACCTTCTGCAAGAACTGCTGCAAACCTTCACCCTTGCCCTTCCAACTCATCTTTGCAGTTGTCATAATCTGTGCTGTCAAGTTAGAGAGTGTTGCCTCTGCTGAGTTCTTACCTACCTGAACAACATCGCGCACCCAAGCAGCCATAAGGTCTGCATCGTTTCCGAACTGCTCAAAGAGTTTTTCCTTATACTCGCGTTGTCTTGCGTTTTCAGACCACTTGTAACCGATGAAGTCTGGAATTGTACCTGTGTACATCTCCAAGCCCTCGTTGTCCATTTCTGGAGCATCGCCAAGTGGAGCGCGAAGGTGCATCAAAGGAGCTGCCTCTGCCTTGCGAGACTTGATGCTGAATGAAGCCACGCCATCGTAGTCTGTAGGTGTAGGCATAGAAGCTCTACGACCTTGTGTGAGATACCATCCATAGTTGGTATAGAGCAACCCCTTGGTGTTCAAGAAGGTTCTCAGAAAGTTGATGTTATCCTTAGAAGAGAACAACTTGGCGTATCTCGAATTGTTAAAATCAAATTGTTGCATATCCTGAATACTTAAATTAATGATATGTTATCATATTGTTATCCTATTGAATTGGAGCGGTTAGAATCCAAACCATCCGTTCTCTGTTCTTGTGTTCATCGCAAGTACGGCTGGTGGAAGCTTGTTGCACTTTGCCAAGTTCAAGATTACTCTTGAATCCTTAATCAATGCTGGAGTGTAAGAGTACTGAGCACCCTCGCCATCCTCAACATTGGTTGACAAGTTAGGGTCATAGAAGAAGTCGTTGTCTTTGTCGAAGTAAGTGTTAGGATTAGTAACCATTGCGGTAGTATCCTTACCTGCACTTGCTGCCTCAACGAGAATATCGCCCTTATTTGCGGTTGTGTCAAAAGCTGTACCGAGAGTTACGATAAATACGTTTGCACCACCTTCTATGCCTTTGGTTACGCCTGTAACTGTAAAACCAGTACCAGTACCAGTAAGAGTTGATGGAGCGACCATAATGTTATCACCGATAAAAGGAATGTGATGATAGCCATCATCAACAAGATAGATTGTCAAGTCTTTTGCTGTGACACCCTTTGCCAACTCGTAATACTTCAAAATCTTGACGGTCTGACCGCCTTTCTTGCCGTAAGTGTCTGGGTCATACTCGCAAAAATCACCTGCGTAAGCCTTAGCGCGACCCTTGAACGGATTTGTGATAACACCACCAAAAGGAGGGTAAACGAATGCGTCCTTGTTGCCGCTTACGAGGTTAATGAAAACGCTTCTATGACCGCCAATCTTACCATGTGCTTGGATGAGTGTACGACCACCAAAGTGACCGCCATATCCATGCTTCAAATAGAAATCATCTGCTGCTGCCATAATTTGTAAATTTGTTTAATAGTGAATGAATAATGTTATTCGCCTGCGTCAGGGTTCACGATACCCACAACATCAGAGAAATCGTCAGCCTTATCGTTGTCACCACCGCCAGCACTACCTGGAGTGTTGTTGTTTGGCTTCGAATGAGAGAGATTGTAGAACTCCTCTGCATCCGTAAATTCCTGTTCGATGTCAGAATCCTTGGTGAGGTTCAACTTACTCATGTACTTGTCAATCCACTTACTATCGTTGATACCTTTCTCCTTGAACTTGGCGAGAAGTTCACTACGTTTCTGTGATACAAGCTTAGAGGCTTCGTGCTCTGCATCCTTCTTCTCTAGAGCTTCCAAGCGTTCCAAAAGCTTCTTTTCTACAGCCGAAGGCTCTTTGTTATCGTCCTTTGGATTTGGCTTAATGTCGGGATGCTCATCGTTCCATTTCTTGATGAAGTCGGCATTGTCCTTCTCGTAGTTGCCGTTAAGGGAAACATACTGCGGCAAAATCTTCTTCACCAAATCATCTAACTCTGTATCTTCACCAACTAAGAGGTCAAAGTGGGAATCACTCAAACTCTTGATTGTCTTTTCACTGATGGAAAGGTGTTTTCCGTTTGCAGTGAGCTTTGCTTTTAGGGCGTCTAAAAGTTGTTGTTTTGTAAACTTCATATTACTAATTTTTAAAATTCTGCTGCAAAGATAATTAAATAATGTGGTGATTTTTAGGTTTTTAGAAACTCTATTTGTTACGTAACCAATATAGAATTAATTTCACTCTATTATATATTATAAATTAGGTATCTTTGCAGCATGAACACGAATAAAGATATAGAAATCAGACCACAAGAGGGCTTTCAAATGTCCTTTGCAAGTAGTAATGTCGATGTGGTTTTCGGTGGTGGAAATCTTGGAGGGGGCAAGCTACAGCCGCTTGATTCCAAGATACTTACACCATCGGGATGGCAGACTATGGGCGATATGCAAGTTGGTTCTAAGGTGATGACTCCATTTGATGGAATTGCCACCGTGATTGCTGTATTTCCACAAGGCGTGAAAGATGTGTATGAACTTACAACGCTAGATGGACGAAAGTGTGAATGCGGTCTTGAACATCTATGGACGGTACGAACTCCAAAGCAAGTGCATAAGTATCGTTCTCATAATAAGGAATGGGGATGGACTATGACTTTGCAGACAAAAGACCTTATTGATGGGTTGGAGCAAGGAAAGAAATACTTCATCCCAAACAACAAAGCTATAGAGTTTGGTGAAAAAGAACTGCCAATACCGCCATACGTATTAGGTGTTATGCTCGGTGATGGATGCCTAACTATTTGGCGTAACGAGAAAGGTTTTAAAATTTCCAATACAGAATGGGATATAATAAATAAGGTAGCTAAATTGACGGACACAACAAGGGTGTACGAGCAACCAAGCTGCGTTACTAAATTGTTCTATACACCACACTATAAGGAGTATAAGGAATATTTAAGAGAAGAATGTTTGTTGGATTATTCCTACAACAAGTTTATTCCTGAAAAATATCTTCACTCTAGCATTGAACAAAGAAAGCAATTGCTAGCAGGTTTATTTGATACCGATGGAAGTGTAGAACCTTACGATAATAGTTATAGCTTCTCTACGACAAGTGTAAGGCTTAAAGATACATTTATTGAGCTGTGTCGTAGTCTTGGATATACATGTTCTTGCAGAGAAGACAGAAGAGAAAAATATACGAAAGGTGTTGCTTACGACATAGTAATACGCACCGACGATATTATATTCACAAGCGAGAAGCATAAGGCTAGATACAATAATGAGCGGAACAAAACAAGAAAGTACGCTAAAGGCAACGACCATTCACGGATTGTGTCTATCAAAAAGGTAAGAAGAGCCGAGTGCCAGTGTATTTTGGTTGATGATGAAAAGCATTTGTATATCACGGATGATTACATTACAACCCACAACTCGTATGGTCTTGTACTTGCGATGGCAGAGCCGTTAATGACTGACCCAGATTTTCGCGCAATGATTTCACGCCGTTCACTTGGTAATCAAAAAGCAGGTGGAGGATTCGTAGAGAAGTTCAAACAGATATTCGGAGCTGATTTCGTGAAAATCAGAGAGAGCGAGAATCCGCGCGTTACATTTCCGAATGGAACGTTTGTCGATTTGACGTATCTTGACGATTCCAATATGGATAAGTTGAGAGAGCGCGCGAAAGGATGGGAGTACGATTTGATTGCGATTGACGAGTTGACGGAGATGACTTGGGAAGTTTTCTCATACGTCATGACTCGAAACAGAGGTCAGAGCAAGACGTTTACAGGTAAGTTCTTTGCAACACTTAACCCGAAGCGTAGCCACTGGACGAGAATATTTCTTGATTGGTATATTGGCTCAGATGGTTTTATCATCCCAGAGCGTGATGGTGTAGTCAGATACTTCTATTGTGCAGGACCGACTGTTAAGGATGTTGTTTGGGGAATGTCTAAGCGAGAAGTCTATGAAAAATGTAAGATAGATATAGATAGAAAGCTTAAAACCATTGGCGGCAACTTTGGATATGAAGTAATGATTAAGAGTTTTGTTTTCTATCAAGGTAAACTTGGTTCAAACAAGAAGATGCTTGAAAACAACTCTGGCTATTTAGGTTCTGTAGCGGCATCGGGAGGTAGGATGGCACAAGCTCTTATGGAGGGTAACTTCAATGTTGACCCAGAAGAGGAAGAGGATATTCCGATTCCTAGCCAAGCGGCAAGAGATTGCTTCGTAAAAGACCCTGCTGTGAATGGTGACAAGTGGATAACAATCGACTTGGCAGACTACGGTAAGGATAACACTCTGATGTTGTCATGGAACGGATTCCATATAATCAATTACGAAATCGTGATGCATTCAACACCGCGAATTAATGCGGAAAGAGCTAGATTATTCGCGGCGAGTGAGGGAGTGGCAGAAAGCCATATTATCTATGATGCTACGGCAGGTAGGTATTTCAATGACTATATACCAGATGCTATCCCTTATATATCAGCAGCAAAGGCAATGGGAATTTATTATTTGTCTGCTATGACAATAAAAGACCTATGTTACTTGCGACTGAGCTACATGATTAAGCGAGGACAGCTTACATTCTCTGATAAGGTTGCGAATGCGGTTTATACGCATCAAAACCTCAAATACAGAGTTTCCATACAGAATGAGTTCATGGAAGAATGCGCGGTAGTTCGCTTTGATAAGATGCAGAGTGGAAAGAAGAAGTTGCAGAGCAAGAAGGAAATGAACCGAAATCTTGGAAAAGACCGTTCTATGGATTTGCTCGACCCTTGCGCAATGAGAATGTACCCATGTTTGAATATGGAGTATGGTAGCGAGCTACAAGAAGGGTTCAGACTCGCAGCACAAGAAGTTGAAGAGAAAAATCCTAATGCTCAGAGCATTTATGATGATACGTTGTACTATTAATTTTAGAATATATGCTGAAAAAAGAAAATATAAAAATGATTCTTGAATCCGTGCGGATTGACTGGGATAAATGTGATGAGAAAGACATTGCATTTGCTATCCTCTGTGACGCATTGGAAGATAAGACTTTAGCGTATCGTCTTGCTTATCGTAAGAGTGAAAAGGATGCCGCGAAATTCTACGAAACTCCACGATTCAAGAAACTGCTAGATGTTCTAGAACCTTTCGGTATCGGCAATGTTAATAACAACGCTATTACCAAAGAAGAGAACAAAAACGAGCTTCTCAAAATGCTTGACAAGATAGACCAAGCTCTTAGCGACGGAAATCTTGAACCGAAAGATGCATTGAAGATGCAGACTGATATACGTGTAAAGCTGAATGACAAATTCGAAATGGAAGAGTCACAGAAGCAGAAACGAATCATTGTAGTACCAAGTAAGCATGATATTGTTTGCCCTACTACCAATAGAGAATGTAACTACTGGCCTTCAAGAAAGGCTTGTTGCAGACACTTCGGTTTGATTGACCCACAAGAGAATAACGATTCACAAAATAACAACGATGTTGAACCATCATTAAATAACAATAGCGATGAGTAGAAAGAGACAAGACATAATCAATGATTTTTTGGAGAATCCTCAGAAATTGCTTCTGAAAAAGCCGTTTTTGAGGGGTTCGCGCTCTATTACCATCAATGATTCTTCTGATGGTTCGGATATTAAGACAAACTTCCGTAAAGAGGCACAGCTTCCGAATATCAGCAAGATAGTCGTAAGCCAAGAGCGTTTTGCAAAGGAATTAGACCCTTATTCTCACAGGGTATTGTTTGATACGAACTTACCTTCTATATGCTGCAAGCTTGATGATGGCAGTTATTGCGAGATTGAGTTTAAAAAGTTTGGCATTCCTATGCAACAGCGTATTGTTGACAAGAAATCTCTCTGTTTAGGTGGTAACAAGCGCAATCACATACTGCATGACAGCAATCCGACTGATAAACTCAAAAAGAACTTTGCCGATTTCAAATGGCATTGGGATGAAACGAATCAGGATGGTATCGAAATGGAAGCTATACGCATTCAGCAGAGTTATGGTGATGTAGGATTACTCGTTTACATGAATGAGGATAACGAAGTGAAATGCCGATTGTTCTCGTATGAAGATGGCTATCAGATTATCACGCACAAAGACGATAACGGAGAACCGCTTCTTGATTGCGTGTATTATCGTACTGAGGATAATGTAAGACACATTGACGCATACGATAAGACATATCATTATCATTTTACAGATGTATTCATTCAGAACGTTGACACAAACGAAGTACTGAAAGGATGGTGCTTGAAAAGCAAGGAGGAGCATGGATTCTCTGAAAGTCCACTTATCACAAAACGTGGTGATGTTGCTTGGAATAACGGTCAAGACCTTATCGAGCTATTCGAGATTATCTATAATCTGTTTGCGGTCATTCAGAAACGTCACGGATGGGGAATCCTTTACATCAAGGGCAGACTCAATGAAACCGCAAAGAAGATTGCTGGTTCTATCATCCTGAATGATACAAGCGTTGAAGGGAATGGCAGCGCAGAGTTTAAGACTCCACCTTCTCCACAGAACATGATTGAGTTCATGCAGTCAATTCTCGACCAATTGCAGATTGCTACAGGATGTACATTTATCTTGCCGAAGGATATAAAGTCTAGTGGCGATATAAGCGGTCTGGCAATTCAGATGACACGTTCTTTGGATATTGAAGAGGCTAACAATGCAGCTATTGAGTGGCAGAATTTCGTCAGCAAGCATTCAAGACTATTCAAGGAAGGACTGGCAAAGCAGTTGGTTGCAAGTGGTGAGAATCCTACTGCAATTACTGAGTTTAAGCAGATGAGAATCAGTACATCATTTAAGCCTTGGCAGCCATTCGATGAAAGTGCATGGAATCAGATGCTTTGTACATTGAGCGGTGCAGGTTTGATTTCTACTAAGACTGGTGTTGAAAAGAATACTATTTCTGCACCTGACGAGGAAGTAAGATTGCAGACTCAGCAAGAAGAGGCAGATGAACGTGCGGCAAAACAGGCAGAGATTACTGCAAATACAAAGAATACAGACAACAATAAAGATTAAATATGAAGGCTGAATCATTATACATACAGAAGTTGACTTACGATGAGAACACTGATAATGAGATTATCGGTTTATTCCCATCGGAAGCTAACCCTGCTATTGTATCATCATATACCTACGATGCAAAGCGTATGGGTGGTGCTCCTACCATTACTGCTACAATATATTCTTCTGAGCCTTTGCAGTGGAAGAAGGAAGAGTTCGTAGAGTACAATGGCGATAGATTATTTGCGTCCTATACGCCAAACCCTACAAAGGATAATTCGTCTAGAATGTGGAAGAGTGAAATCACTTTCACATCTAGAAGAGAATTGCTTGATAACACTCTGTTCTTCGATGTTGTCGTTGATGATGTTGATACACAGAATAAAGACAGATACCGCTCAAATCAGACAAAGTTCACGTTTGGTGGAACTATCCATGAGTTTGTTGCTCGCATCAATAGTTCAATGGCATATTGTGGTTTGTATCGTCCTACAGATGAATACAAGGGATATTACGTTGTTGTTGACGAAGGATATGGAACAGATGAAGTTAAGGAAGTATCATTTGAAGACCAATATCTAACTGATGTTTTACAACTTGTCAATACAACTTTTGAGCTTGATTACTACTGGGATGGCAGCGTTTGTCATGTCGGCAAGGTACAGCACGACTTAACCGATACACCTATTAAATATGGTTGTAGTGATGCTCTTATATCTGTATCAAAGGAGAATGCGAACTATAAGATAGTTGATATGATAACAGGTTACGGTTCGTCCGACAACCTGCCATATTACTATCCTAATGATGATGAGTTTGGTGAAGCAGTATTCAATACAGAGAATATCATCAAGGATAAAGTCAGCGTAGAGTTGTCAAAGTTTCTCAAAGATTCAAGATACAATGATACCCTTGTACTTTATAAAAGCAAGGAAGGAAAAAGCTACAATGGAAGTGTAGATGTAAGTCCACCTGCATTTTACATTCATAGTTCTACTATTCCAGAAAATTTATCACAAGCAGATAGTCAGTCTAACCCAACGGTTACGTGTAGTTTCTGGATTAACATTCCAATCAGCGCGATTAAGGGTCAGAAGATAGATTTGACGAACTTGAATTTTAGCTTTGAATTATTTAGTTACATTACGAGACCTGACTTTATATCAAACGTCGGTAAAGCCAGTAGGAGCATAAAACTGAGAAAAATAGGAGAAGAAACGTATGTGCCTATCTCTGAAGGGATGAGCTTTGGAAATGTTTCTACATACACATTTGAAGAGAATGGAGATTTCACATTAACTATAGGTGCTGACTTTTCTTACAATTGCAAGGTGTTCAATAGTGATGGCATTAAGAGTTTTTATGACGCGAGTGTTTGGAATGTTGCTTTTGGTGGAGGTGTTGAGTTCTCATACGAGTCAAAATCGGAATACGAATGGAAGAATGGAGACAAGTACATTCCTTATAGTGATGCTGGTATTAATGTAAGCGGAATCGGCGAGGCGAATTGCATTGAATACGACTATCAATTTGTAAAAGATGGTGATAGATACGGATTCAACAAGGTTTATACCGGAACTGAGGATAATGCAGTAAAGGTAATAGTTACTGATAGAGTCTGGATTGCACCATCATCGGTACTTATGCCTTCTATATATCGCAACACGAAAGGCGCAGAGCGTTTCTATTATGCTTTGAATAACACCCATAAATTGCCTAGTGGTAGTGGATATTATGAGTTTGTAAACTTGTATAAGAAAGGAAATCCTCACCAAGGAACGGTTACTTTTGATGATATAAAACCAACTATCAATGGAATTGTAAATGCAGAAGGACAGTTGTTTGGAGAGATTGCGGATGTTGCTTTTGATAAAGAAGATAGTGATGTAAAGGATAGCGATGGAACAACATATATACATCAATATTTCTACATCAAACTACACAAGTTTAATGGAGAGTTTGGCTTTGATTTATTTAATCATGTCTTAGCCAAGGAATCAGCAAAGATAAATCTCATCAAGAGTAACGGATGCCCTGCTTGTTCGTTTGTGATTTACAATCAACCGAGTGCTGACAATTCAAAATGTTACAATTGTGTAAGTGTTGATGAAAATGGAAACTTAAAACGAGTTCGCACAGATAAGAATGACTACATATTTGCTAACGCTAGCGATGATTACGAAGATAAGCTAAACCAAGATTCAACTCAGAAAGAGTTATGGATTGCGGTTCAAAAGGACACATCAACACTAGGCATTGTGATGCCAAACGCAAGTGCTGGATTTAAACCGCAAAAGGGAGATTTGTTTGTTATCACAGGCATTAAACCTCCAAAAGTTCTTGTAACGGCAGCAGAGAAACGACTCGATGATGCTCTTATTAAACACATGAGTGAAAACAATACAGACCAATTCAATTACTCTGTTAAGTTTTCTCGCATATTCTTACAAGAGAATCCTGACTTTGCAAGTAAGTTGAACGAGAATGCAAAGCTTTCAATACAGATACAAGGTGATTCTGATAGCGATGGAAATCTTATCAGTCACGAAGTTTTCGTCAGCAACTACTCAGTAAAGGTTGATAACGATGAGCTGGCAGAAGTTGAGATTGAGCTTGTTAATTCGTTGGAAGTTACAAAGAGTGATGTAAAGCAGATTATTGATGCTGTAAAGGGAGAAGCGGTTAAGTCTCTATCTAGTATGGTTGGTGGAAGTAGTACTAACAACTTTAATGCTAGTATAACCGATAAGATGTATCTCTCTAAACTGAAAGATGATATAGCTAGCGGCACAATCACCTTTCAGAAGGTGCAGAAGTTCGTGCAAGGCTTCTTCCTCGGTCACTCAAATGAGTTTAGCATAGACGGAAGTGGTAACGCTATCCTCTCTAGTGTG